AAGATACCTACAATGATTGCAATGATCTGTCCGGTTTCGTTCATGCGCCACCTTCTAACGCGATGATTCGGCGATTCTGATCTTGGATCAATGCCAAGAGCGCCGGGATAATGTATTGCGAGTTCCAAGTCTCGACTACGCCATCTTCAAAATCTACCGCCGTTGGATAGATCGCTGCAACCTCTTCGGCAATAAATCCGGGTAGAAATTCATCGTATCGATCATCAGTTGAAGGCAAGTAATCCGCCTTATATTTGAAGGCTCTGATTGGTAAGTTTAATAAAGCGGCAGGATCAAGGCTTGGCACATTAGCAATATCGGTGATGTTGTCTTTGTAGCGCTGAGATGAAGTGTTTGAAGTTCTTGTAAATGTTCCGCCGGTTGTGATGTAGCAGTTTGTTGCAGCCGAGGTTGTTACCGTTGCCGCAGATGTTGAAGTGACTGTGGTGCCTGCGGAGAGAGCGGCGCTTGCGCTAATTGTCGTGCCGCCAATAGTTCCAGCGTTGTTAATATTATTTGTACCCATAGACAAAGCGCCGCCACCGGTCGAGATAACAATTCCAGCCTGCGCGGTGATTGCTCCCGCTGCGGTGAGTGCATTGACTGCCATGCTTCCAGTATTGCTACCCCAACGATATCCTGAGGATCCATCGCCTGTTGAAAGATAATTGGTTCCGATATTGAAACCACCAATTGCTCCAGATGCCGCGGTAATAGATCCAGCAAAAGATCCAGAGTATGCGGTGATATTTCCTGTGATGACTGCCTGCGTTGCGGTCAATTTTCCAGTCGAGTCAATGATTGCGTTTCCGTTAATATTGAGGTCGCCACCATAGATTGAACTGTTAGTAAAGATTGCGCCTTGAGTGCTGAACGCGCCATTCGATGAATTCAAAGTAAATGTCGGATTGTTGCTTGCATTGTAACCAACTATGCCGAGCGAATTCATGACCACGCGAGCGCCCGAAGATGCTGAGGATCCTGAGTAAACTGTTATGCCGTTGCTATTGATCCCAGTCAATTGATTGCTTGCGTTGGTAATTGTGTTTGCGTCTTTGATCAATGCTTGCGAAGCGGTGTTGTATGACTGAGTTGCTTGCGCCAATGCTTGCGATGCCTCATTTAAGGCTTGCAATGCATTGTTCTCCGCAATGACGGCGGTATACATCGCTTGATTCGGACCGGTTTCAAGTTTGGCAAGGCGATCATTGATCACATTGAAGATGTCTTGAAAGTTAGGAGGCAAGTTTACAAATGCCATTAAGAAACCTCACCAGCGCCCAGTAGTTTATTCAAGGTCAATGTTACTCGAGAAGGACCATTCTCTCCCGGAGAGACACTTATTCCAACAATACGAAGGATCTCGCCATTGAGGCCGCTGAAAAAGTAGTCATCTTTAACATCAAGCCTGATCTGATCGCCAATGTTGTAGGTTGTATAAACCGGGTCAATATAAGTTGGGATCACAATTTCAATAGTTGCTGGAGGCTGAGAGGTTGCTTCTAATTGCCCAAGGGTTAGATCTTTCAGCAATTGGAGTTCGCCGATATCTGTAAAGTTTACTGTGTCCTCGAGCAAAGGCCACAGGCTTTTAGCCTGCCCGCCTGAGGTATAAGTTCCGGTGGCGATCCCTGCAACAACGAACTGAGTGCTTGAAGCGGAAGTAACCTCATAAGTGCCGTTGTATTGGCTTGGGGTTACTCCTGAGACAATAAGATCCTGCCCGGCCACGAATTTATTGGCTGAGGTAAATGTGATCGCGCTTCCAGATCCAGAGGCGTTCGTGATTGTGTAAGTTCCGATCTTGGAGGGATCCTTAGCGATAGCCACAACCTTTGTTGTATTGTCGCCATAACCTAGGCCGTAGAGTTGATTGGCCGCCCCTGATGCATCCTCTGGATATTTGTAGTCCACAAGGTTGCCCGGAAAAGAAAAGACGGTGGCGTATGGATCTGTGGCGCTATAAATTGTGCCAAGAGGGTAGCCAATATGGAGGAAATTTTTCAAATCATTTCCGACTACCATTGGCGAGATCTTAAAGTCAAAGTAATTCGCGGCAAGATCTTTTACCGCTTGGTAAACAGATTTGAGTTCAAAGCCTTCGTATTTCTTTTTAGTTCGGAAAGCGGTCGAATCAACAAAGACAGTTGTATCTAATCCGGTCAATCCATGGTTCAATCCTTCGGCGTATTGCATCAATTGTTGTGCAATGTAAGACGGATCAAAGCCATCTGGATCCGATGGATTGTAGGAGTAATCTTCGGTGGTGCTGATCCTGCGGCGATTGTAAAGGCTCATCATTTCTTGTGCTGAGATGCTCAATGTCTGAGAAGCGCCATCGTACTCTCGAGCCCAGATCACTCCAGACCAAACCGGGACGCTGCCGTTTGAAACTGGGTCATTGTATAAAACCCAGAGGATAGTCTTGCCCGGGATTGTTCCTTCATAGGCGTTGTAATTGTCGCCATTGGCTCCAGACAAAAGGAGATGTCCTTGGAATGTTCCCACAGAATTTAATTGTTGAGTGTAATTCACACCAGTAAAAGGCAATTCAGCAATGATTGGATTGGCGCTGGATCCACTTTGATAAAGGTTTGTGGTTACATAACGGAATTCCTCGCCCATTATACAAACGCACTTCTGGTCACGCTGACCATAGTTCCGAGATTAGTCTTCCAAGAGGCCGTACTATTCGGCTCCATTTGAAGCCATCCAGTCGATGCCGCCGTCAAGATGTTTCGGCTTGGGGTGTAATTGAGGTAGATGATTCTTGAGAGAAGATCAACATCGAGCGAATCGCCCACCGTCATATTGGCGAAATACATATGTGTAAAACCATCGTTTGGAGATCCAATTGTTCCGTCTGTGATCTCTCCGCTTGTTGCGCTGACGCTTGAAATAAAGATTGTAGGGCAACTGATCGCCCATCCTGCGTTCACAACAGAGATAGTGCTTCCCGAAAGCGAGGTGCCTGCATCGGTATAGTAGCGAGGATCAGGGAACGACATCATGATCCTCGTCTTGATAAATCCGTAAGTAAAGTCCGCATCGATCGGAGTCTGCAATCCTCGGCTGCGCCCATACATTCGCATATCTCCGGTGTTGCCATTGAGGCGATATTGAAAGAGTTTCAATTGATTCGCGGTGTTAGATAGGCCAGTCGGATCCTCGTAATAGCCTAAGGCCTGCGGAGCGAACGCGTTTTGCAAAGATTTGTAGTTTGCTTGAGCGGTTGTTGAACTTCCGCCAAGGACAGTCACATCAATATAGACTGTGCGCTCATCATAGAAATCTCGCCCGGTGTAAGATCCATCCAAGTATCCGCGGTTATCGTCTTGAATGCGCAGAGGCGAAGTGCCGCCCAATCCTTCAACATTGGTGACTGCATAAGATGTGCCGTTGCCGATCACAAAGCCATTGAACGAGAAAGAATAATCTGCGAGCGTCATCGTCCGCCTCCAATTGGTTGTCCATGCTTGGCCGCCTTGGATAATTTCTTGGCAATGTCGTTTGTGTTAGATGCATATACAGTCACATATTGAACTGTCTGGCCGGTGCCTTTGCCATCTTTGCCCGCAGCATCGCCGCCTTCGAGGTTGCCCTGAATATTGCTTACATCCGGCGTGATAAAACCGGGCGCTTGATTGCCTCCGATTTTTTTCTTTGCTAAAGAATCCAGCGAATCCGAATAGTTTCGGACTTTATTGGCTACCTTATCTAAGGCCTCGCCGGCAGATTTTGCCCATCCCATGCCGGGGATCTTTCCGAGCGCGTTCAAAAGCGTTGCGTAATAGCCGATCAAATAACCAACGGCGTTGATAATAATTTGAAGCCCCTTCACCACGCCTTTGCGGAATCCTTCAAATTTGTTCCACGCCCATATAAAAGCCGTTCCCAAAACAATGATCGCCGTAATTACTGCGCCGATCGGATTGGCTCGCATGGTGGCATTGAGTTGCGCCATTGCAAACCTGAAAACACTTGTGGATGCGGCTTGTGCATAAGTCCAGAATGCGTAGGCCTGTTGAATTGTTTTCATCGCCGCAGTTGTTGCAGCGTAGGTTTTCATAACAATAACGGCGACAGTAATAACACCTGCAAGATAAAGGATCGCGGTTCCATTTTGCAATACAAATGTAAGGAATTTATTCAAGATCGGCAAGATTTTGGTCGCTATTATCTGTAAAAAGTTATCAAACTTTTCTTTAAGGATCTCCATTTGACCCGCAAAAGTTTTAGTGTATGCAACGGCTTGCCCGCCTATTTTGTCGTTTAATTCAGCGAAGGCTTTTGTGATCGCTTGATTCTTAGGCAGCGTCGCGTCAAGGGTGATTCCTAGATCCTTGAGGGCTTTGGCATTGCCCATTGTAGCCTTGGCTAATATCTGCGCAGCCTGAGTTTGGCTTATATCTTTATACCGAGCAAAGTCGGCAGACATGGCCATCAATTTAGTCGCTTGCTCAACATCTCCGGTCGCAGCCACCAAGGATCCCATGGCGGTAATCGAATCATCGCCGGCAAAGCCTAGTTTGTAATACGAATCCGCGGTGGCCAGAACAGAGGCTTTTGTTTTCTCGGAGGTGACTCCAATATTTTCCAGCACTTGATCGAGCCGAGACATTGCTACTTGATCAGCAATCACTCCATCCTTGGCTTCGCGGAATGCGTTGGTCAGAGCCATCATTCCCTGCGTCATAATATTGCCCGCAAACATACCGAGCGCCATAGTTTTGAAACCGCCGAATGCGCTGGTCGTGGATTTAGCCTTGGCAGACAAAGCGTTGAGGTTTTGCTCTACAACTGAAACGCCAGTTGCAACGCCAGTAGCATCAACATTTACCTTTATATTTACTGGAGGTACTTGCGTCATTTATATACTCCTCAAATGCTTTTGTAAGACTTTTCCAACCACGCCTTGCTGCAAGATCGAATCAACCGCAGGCCGAAGGAATGGAAAGTTCTCTCCGTTCCTCCATGTCGGCGGGTTATATGGATCGCCCATTTCAACCGCTCGAGCATATTCAGCATACGCGCCAACCACCGCTTGATAGTGACCAAACCCTACGCGCATCATAGTGCCAGCGATTGATCTTCTCAGGTTGCCTGTCCGGTTCATTGGAGGGAATCCTGAGACGGCTTTCTCGCCTTTCGGGCGCTCGCCTTTGATCATTCGCTTGGCTGCGCCTTCGAGCCTCATCGAGATCTCGGTGGTGGCAGAGGCGACTTTGAGATCAATCCGCTTCTCCATGCCTTTGATCGCTGCAAGCACCTCAGGGATGTTGTCGCTCTCGCTCATTCTCCACCTCGATTGTTACGCTATGAATCGCCAAAAGCCAGTCCAGAGTTCTTACCGGAGTTTGATCTACCTGATCAGGCGTCCAACCAAACTCTTTTGCACACAAATAATATTCCCACCATTTGTCGGGGTATTCAAAATCCTTGTGCCGGCTTACTCCTTTGAGTAGATCTTTTAGTCGCTGGAGTTGGCGGTAATTACTTTTGGGTCTTTTTCGGTTTCCACATTCTGATCGAATTGAGGGAAAAGATGTTCTCCGGCTTCGGCGCATTCTGCAAGCAAGGCATCGTAATCTTTTGGAGTCAATTCGCCTAGCGAAGCAATCCGAACTGACGGAGGAATGAGATCGAACGACCATTCCAGAACAGAGATCACAATCAATCCGTCCTGCACTAGAGAGGCGCGCATAACATCATTGTCTGAATTTGATGCGATCTCCATCACTTTGTCGCGATCCTTTTTCAGCAAAGCGGAGAAATCTTTCAACTTTACTGTGTTGCCGCTTGGGAGTGTTATTTCTTTAGACATGGGTTACCTTCCACTTGCCTTCGCTAGATTGAGGTTGAACCGGTGGGAGGGAAGGCATTCTCCCACCGGCCAACTTTATTACGCGTATGTGCCGGAAGGCTTCGCGTTCTGCAACACCCACTTGATGTTTGAGTATCCCGCTGAGGATCCAGCATCGGTGGTATTGCCCATTGCATTAAGATCTACATCGATCTCGACAAAATCCTTGTCGCGGACAATCACGGCAGCGGTGTAAGCGCCCTTGGTGAGAGTCGCTTGGATCTGAGTCGCGGTTGATCCTGATCCTTGAGCCCAATTGATCACGATCGCGGGCTGAACATTTGTAAGGAAATTTGTAAGTTGATCATTGTTTTCCATGACGAACTTGATCTTGCCCTTGGTTTCCAAGGCTCCAAGGAATACCTGATACGGATTCCGAGTATTGGCCAAGCCCCAGATCGGAGTGACTGAGCGCATCATGTCGATGTTTCCATCCACGGCGTTTGCAACTGTTGCTCCGCCAATCGATACAGTCGCCTGCCAAACTGGAGTTGGAAGAACTGTCGAGAATGAAGGCGTTGGAGTCGATGCCGATGATGAAAGGAAACCGGTTCCCTTTGCGTCATATTCGAGCAATCCGTCCGCGGTGAACTTGAGGCTGCAAGACTGGAATTGAATTCCCGGATACGCACGCACATTGGCTGCGTAGAAATCAGTCAGCGTGTAAGCAATTGGCTGAGCATCTGCTCCGGTGGCCGTTGCATTCTTGAGGCTGATTGTGTGAGTATATGGAGCCGAAGAACCAGTCGTTGCGACATCGCCGAGTACGCCCGCGAGAACATACCCGAAGGTATCCGCAAAGACTGATCCTCCGAAATCGTAGGTTGAATTGCTGCGTCCTTGAATATACGCGTAATCTTTGACGAGAGATCCACGAAGGCCTTCATCATAGAGTTCGCCAATTAGATCGGCAGGCTTCAACTTGTTGGCCATGACCGGAATGAAATCGGTAGGCGCTACTGGTGTGCCTTTTGTTACTTCTTTGGCAATGCCGAGGTAACTCCGGGCGGTATTTTGTACGGTCATTCTGTTGTCTCCTTAGTTACGGCGGTTGCCTTTACTGTCTTTACTAGAATTACATCGTGCGATTCAAAATCTGTTGGAGCATCGAAATCCTCGCCCGGTTGGACTGTGATTCCTAGCGCCGGGAAAGTGCGCTCTGCCTCGCCTGTATATTTGAAGGTAGCCATGGTTCTCCTTACGCTTGGATCATTTGAGTTACTGTGAATCGAACGGTACCCCAAGTTTCAGTTGAGGTTCCTTTCTGCGATAACGGCTCGCCATAAACGCAGTCGATATCGGGCTCCGCTCCCTGCCATACAAAGACGCCGGAAGGATTGCCAAAATTGTGGTCGGATCGTAATTTCTCTTTGAGGTTATCAACAACAATGTCGAAGTTTGCCATGGCATCCTCTGAATTGCGCTCAAGGGAATGATGGAAGAGTTGGATCGCAACGGTGTAATCGATGCGCTTCCAGCCATTGAAGGCTCCTCCTACGGCAATGCGTGACTCTGTTTCCGCCTCGATAAAGATCACGGCAGCGCAGCGATTGGCCTCTCCAGCGAGCGCCATCTCGTTGAAATTGATGCGCTTGGGAAAAGATGTGAAGACTTGGTTGATCCCATTGATCGCAGGCGGCTCGATAAAGGTCGCCAAAGTAGAGCGCAGTTCTGTGCGGCCTACTTCGGGGCGATTGTTTGCCATCAGCGGATTCTCGCGTATGAATTGAGAAGAGTTCCAGCAAGGGAGAGTTCATTTCCGTATTGCTGATTGCCCGCCGTGTATGTGGTGTTTGCGCTCGTAGTGACGGCCATGGTCATACTTGAATCGCCTCGAACCTTGAGGAACGCGGTGGTGATCAAGATGACGGCTTGCTTGATTGCTGGAGGCAGAGCGCTAACCGATACGCCCGGAAGATGATCAAAGACCATCGGATAGACCAAAGGCACTTCGGCGGATCCGAATACATAAGAATCGGCCACGGTTACATTCTCGGTATTCATGCCGTCGTAGATCGACAAGATCTGACCGGCCACGATGCCTGTTGGGTTCTTTACAAAGATAGTTGAGTCGCCAAGATCTGTCGCAAGATCAAGGATCGTATTGGTATAGCCGGCCACATAGGTATAGCGAAGGAACATCTGATTGCCCGGACCACCATTCCAAGATCCAAAGGAGAGAGGACCTTGAGATGTCCATGTTCCGAGGGTCAGGTTTGGGATGATGATCTGTTGATCTTCGATCCATGCAACAGAGCAATCGCCAAGATCTGCCATGTTTGTAGGGTAGCCATACTGAAAGTTAGTCAGGGCAACGATTGGGCTGAATCGAGGGTGGAAGCGAATTGATCCATCTCCAGATACGCGTGATCTTTGCTGCTCTGTTTCTGTGGTCGCGCCTAAGACTTGGTTGCAATAGGTGTCCGCCCAAGAGGAGGCTCGAGCGATCGCATTGCGCAATTCAGCATCCTGCGCCTCTGGATCCTGAGAATCAAAGACAAGGTTGTCGAGATCGATCGCAGTCGGCGCATTCTTGTATTCATCAAGAGTGAGGTATGGGATCGATAAAAGTTGCGTAGTATTTCCGTAGCCGTTAGCCATTTATCTCTCCACACTTTCCGCATTTCTTAAAGAGCGAACCGAATCCGCAAGCCTTGCAAGGATATCCAGAGGCAATTGTGACTCCGCCAAGGCTGGCAACGCCTAATCCCTCGGCCTTCAATTGCGCGGCAAGTTTAGGGTTATTCACTTCGAACATTCCGTCTTTTCCAGCCTTGAGGACTTTCTCTCCATGCTTGGTTTGCACAGAGAGTTCTCTCATGCCTTGTGGACCGACAAACTTTGCCATTGCTTCCCTTTCTTTCCTTTTGCTTCCCCCCATGGATTCGAACCACGATAGCCACCTCCAAAGGGTGGCGTCCTGCCGTTAGACGAGAGGGAATTGAGTGAGCCTTTTACCGCCATGCTCAGGGCGTGTGACGGATTACGCCGAAACGATTCCTGATACAACGCCGTTCCATGCTGGCGCGTAGCACATGAATGTGCCGCGGAAGTATGTTGAGAAGTCGTAAGAGAATTGATTTACTGGCCATTGAATGCCCATGTAATCCTGCACCATGATATTCGCCCAAACATCAGATACCTCAGTATCAGGGATTGGAAGAGTGTAGGAAAGGACAGGTGCAACGCCCTGTGGAAGCCAAGGATGGACTGTTAGATCCACCATCTTGCCGGTGATTTCGTTATTGAGCGCGCCAATAACTGCTCCACCAACATAGTCGCCTGTTTCTGTCTGAGCAAGAGTCAAGCGATAGTTCGCAGTTGAACCATTCTTGATTGTGTCAGAGAGTTGCTTGCGATCTGCTCCATTAAGAAGGATCTCATCAGGATCACCCTTTACATTCTCATAGAGAGTTCCAAACACAGTCTGGAATTCTGCACCCGGATTAGAGGTTGAGAATGTTGAGTTGATTGTATTGATTGCACCAGAAAGCGCAGGGTTAAGAACAGTTGGAAGGATTCCATCATAACCTGTGTCGTATGCTGATGTGTTTGTTGTAACTGTTGAAGCAAGAACGCCGGTTGTTGTATATGGCGCTGTATTGCCAGCAAGAGTTGTTGAAGACGCACCCTGAACAACAAATGTTGTTGATGTTGTGCGGCCTTGGTATGTAGCATTCGCTGCGCCTGTTGTTGTACCGACATAGATGCGGTATCCAAGTGCGCCAGAAACTGCTGATACATCGATCTGGAGAACATCGCCTGATGCGACTGCTGCTGATTGAACAGAAGTCAAAGTTGATTGACCGAATGCTCCAGCGTCAGTTGTTACATAGACATAGTAAGTAGCGGCAGCAAGAGCAACCTGTGATCCTGATGCTACTGGTGATGTGAGAGTTACTGTTGTTGGTGCAGCAAGTGCTCCAGAGTAACCTGATGCAGTTCCGCGAGCCATCAACATCATGCGCTCTTCCATCAACATAGTTGCGTAGAGAGTTGAAGTTGAAGACAACTGACGGAGATCCTGATACCCAAGACCTGAGAAGTTTGCGTCAAACGAAACCTGATCAGAAAGTGAGTAAGAGTTATATGGAAGCACTAGATCATCAGCGGTGTAAGAGATCTGTGGACCACGCTCGTACATAAGCGGTGTTGATGCGCCCGGTGCGAAATCGTTTTGTGTGGTCTGAGTAATACCCGGCCAGATATTTCCTTGTCCGCCAGTACCTGTACCTGTGTAACCTGTGATGCGCTTGATGCGGTGTGAAGTACCGATACCCTTTTTACGCACGATCTTGTTACGAAGTGGAGTTGGGCGTGGTGTGAGCAACTTTGCAGGTGCTTCGAGATCGAAGGCTGCGAAAGATGTTGAGAGTGGGCTTGTAAGTGTAATTTCCTTTGCGATATCCGCAGAGATTGCACGCTGGTTAGCGAGTGCTGAATTTACAGATGCAAGCGCATCAGGTGAAAGTGACTTGTTTGCAACAAGCGCTTCCATTGTTGCTACTGGATCAGCCTGTGGAGCCTGTCCTGGCATTGTTGTTGGACGAGCGAATGACTTGTTGAGTTCGCCTAAGTAGGCTTCCTGCAACTGCGCCGCTTCTACTGGTGCAACATCGCCGAACAGATCCTTAGCCTTTGGCATTTGAGCCATGGGTTAGTTTCCTTTTCGTTAGAGTGTTAGTTTACGGATTGGGTTGGCTGGATCTTTGCAATCTCTTGATTGTAGAGTTCCATGTAGCCCTTGCGAAGAACTGAATCAGTTGTCGCATCTGCCTTTGACTTCAAGATTGAAGCCTTGACGAGAATGTCGTTCTGAGATCCTTCGCTCATTTTTGTCGCTGATCGCTTTGGACCACCTGCGACTGTTTTTGTTAGTGCCGTTGCTAGTTCAGCCTCAAGGTTTACCGCTTTCTCTACTGCGGCCTCTTTATCCGCTCGCAGAGAAGCAATCTCAGCCTCTACCGATTTCATAGCACTCTTCACGGCTTTCTCCACCACATCTTCAATAGATGGGGCTTCCCCTTCGGGAGCATCTGCAGCCTCAGCGGCAGCAGAATCTTCTGTTGTTGCATCTTCGGCAACTTGATCCGCATCGGCGGACTTTTTCTTTTCCTTATCGCGGATGTCCGTCTCTGGAGCAACCTCGTCATCATCTTCCTCAGTATCAGGAGCCTGATCTGATTCTTCCTCTTCGGTTGAATCGTCCGGCTTTACTGCCTTGGACATACACTCGACGCACTTGCCGCACTTGCCATCTGCGCACTCAGCATCGGCAGCCTTCTCTTCAAGGACATCGACAACTTCCTTGACTTCGCCTTCATGCTCTTCGCCGTGATACCAATCCATCAGCGCATTAACTGCGGCCGCAAGAGTCGCGAGTGAATAGCGCTCGTCATGGCCTTCCTTCATCTCAAGTGCTTCGGCAGCGATTAGTTCCGCGAGAGCCTTGCGAGCGTTATCAAATAGTGTTTTGTCGAACTTTGCTACATCGATAGTGGTCAAAGATTTTGCCAACTCCTCGATCTGTTTCAATTGTTCCATCTTTGACCCCTTTGTGGTTTCGGTTTCTTCGGCGACAAGTTCTTCTACTTGCACCAAACTTGTTTCGCCTTCAACTGTCTTTGCGAGAATCAACTTCGCGCTTGGATTGGCAGGGCGATCTACCAAAGATACTTCAATGATCTGTCCGTCAATGATTCGGCCATTCGCAGCCTTTGTGTCCTGAATGACGCGTGGAGATTTGATCCCAATACTGAATCCTTGATACACGCCGGTTTCGCATTTCTTTACTGCCATTGCATCGACAACATGAACGCCAATGTAATGTCCGTCTGCCTTTGCTTCGTATTCTTTTGCGATTCCCGCAGCGCTCGGACCATGCATCTCTCGAACATTTCCGCCTGACTTAAACCAGCGAGGCATTGCATCATTGAGCCACTTTGGATCGCAGATCTGAGAATCAAGATCAAGAGTGTCGTCTGTTGCCTTGCCATAGACAAACGCAGTTCCATCCTCTTGCTTTTCAAATTTTACGATCTCCGCATAACTTGTTGTGAAATCCATCGCCATAGTTTTGTCCTTTTTGTCTTGTTCGTTAGAAATTTTGTTTGCCCATGATTTCCCTGCATCTCCGCCCCATAAGAGCCAAGCAATATACCCGGCGGAATCTTTTCCCCATCCTTCGCCTTTTTTATCGACTTCGTGACGCGCAAAATACGAAACCATTCGCTTGATTGTGCTGAACGAAACGGCGCGGCCGTTAGATAGATCGCGAGCGCGAGCGACGCCAATTTCTGTTCCGCCTCTGCCATGCTCTTCTCGAAGTTCGAGGCCGCGCTTTGCGTTATCGCGCACATTTTGGGGAGGGACAAATCCTTCGGACTTTTCAATCTCTTCGATCACCCGGAATCCTTTGCGTTCATTCGAGCCCTCTGTGTCTATATGGTACGGCATTACTCGTATCCTCCGTCATCATTTGATTGCGGCAAGTCTGAATCATCAAAAACCGGAGCGATCGCGCACATACAATTGGGATGGGCTGGAGGCTCGGTATCTCCGGTCGGAAAGACATCGTTGATCCCAATGGGAGAAGCGTCTGCGTTCTCTTGGCAATCATCGCATCCATCGGCAACTAGCCACTCGACCTGCTCGACATTGTTCTCTTGATAAGAATCGCGGGTTGCTACCGACATGGCTCGAGCCGTCTCGGTGCGAGCGATCATCAAGGCGTGCTCCGGGTCATCAATGATCGCGTCAATCATCTGGCCGATCTTGGCAGGGGAGAATCCCTTTTCCAATCCGTTGTAAAGAGCGGTGCCGATCCGATCAAGTTTTGTATGGATGATGTCGTCAGCGATGGAGATCTTCTCTCGATCGAGCAGCCACTTGAGGCCGCCCTTAGGCTTGAGCAGCGCCGCAGCGCTCTCCATGCCGGGAGTCCAATTTGACCAATCAACTACGCCAGCCGATACAGATTTAAGGGCGATCATGCCTAGGATCCGGGCTCTTGCGATCTTATCGCCTAGAACATAACCATTGCCGTAGCAGCGATCCAGAGAAGCCTCGAGGGGCTTCCGCTTGGCGTGGATATTGGCGAGCGCCCAATGTCGAGTGCTCTGCGGAGTCATTGATTCGGCGTTTGGATGCGAATTTTCCCAAGCGCGAACAATTGCCTCAGTATCGAAAGCCTCTTGGAATCCCTTGCGGATCGCCGTGGCATTTGAGGCCATCGTTTGATGTACCTTTGCTTGCTGAGGCCAATCCATCAGATCCCCAAGTAATGCTCTGCGTACCAGCGGGCGGAATCCACATCCTTTGCTTCGATGAATTTGTTCAAGATCTCCGCGTAAGTTGGATCAAGATCTACAAACTCGAATGGGCGTGAAGGCGTTCCCTTGCGAGCCCAACGGATAAATTTCTTGACTTCCTCTTCGGCCTTGATCGGCTTCTCTTCGAGATCTTCCGCAGGCTTTTCTTCAAGATCTGCCTCAGGCTTCTCTTCAAGATCCTCGGGCTTCTCTTCGCTTGGCTGATCCACCGGCTTGCCCTCTGCATCCAATCCCTCGCTTGCGAGATAGAGAGATGCGGGCTCTGTTGCCGGCTTGATCCCATCATGATCAAAGAAAAACACGCCATTTCCGGCGACTAACATAGGCATATCAGCCTCAGGAGTTTCGATTGTTGGCAGGCCAAGATCTGATCGGTACTCATTAAGAGTAAGCGCTCCATTGCGGCGGCGCAGATCATCGCGTTGAGCGATCTCTTGAGTATTTGTGCGCTCGCTTGGCGCTAACTTAAAGACGAGTTCGCGAGGCATTCCAAGGAATCGGTAAGAAAGATTTGAGATTACTTCGCTGATCCATGCAGCGGTAGGGATGATTCCAATGGCTTCGGCTGAATCTGATTCTCCAGATTGCAATCCAGAGGCTCCAAGGCCGCCGGCTCCATTGATTCCGATCTCTGACGGAAGCACTCCGAAGTGGCCGCAGATCGCAGTCACCAAGTAGTTATCCATCGCATCGCTGAACTTCTCAGAGTATCCCTCTTCAAAATTCAATTTACCGCCGGGAACCAAGATCCGGAGGCGATTGCGCTGAGCAGTTTGGCCATTGAGATCATCGTTGTAGATATCTTCGTAAGCGCGGATCTGATCAGGAGTGAGGGATGAAGTTTCTGGTAATTCGAGATAAGACTTTGGCATTGTGCCGTCAGTAAATTCTGATCGGATCCATTGCTGGCGGCGGAGATAGATATCAGCAACAGGCAAGCATCGCTCCGTTGGCGACATTCCATACTGCGACATTGCGCGGCGATTGCGCACAAAGTAAGCAAGATCATCAGAGGTGAATTCTCCGTCTGCGTTTTCGTCATCAACTGAGGCGTTGAATTCTGAGCGAGGGAATCCGAACAAGATCTGTTGGTATGCAGGACCAAACGAAGGCTCTGGGCGCATTCCGCGATCATCGAGGAGAGGCTTGATTGTTGTTCCGTCAAGGATCTGGAATCCGCGCACTTCGCCTGCAACTGTTGTCTGCGGCCAGATAGCGAGCGCATCAATTACATCGATCTCTTCGACAAGCATATTGAGCCAATCAACAAATGAAAGGCCGTTCTGTGGATCTGGCGTACTCCAGAATGTTCGAAGGCGAGAGATCTCCTCAGCAAACTCTTCTCGCTTTTTAGCAAGAGCGTCAAGATGCGTTCCGCCGGATTCTGCAACAATCAATTCTGTCGCTGATTCGCTGATCCCGATATCCCAAGACAAGCCGGTCAATTTTGATTTACGAACTTCAATACAACGGCGAATGATGTCGATTTGATCAGCCGCAGCGCGCAGAGTCTTGAATGGAACAAGGCGGTTATCGTTTACATTTATATTGCCCGCAACTTGGAATTCCCATTTACGCGGAGCAGGGCGGCCTGTCTCTGGATCGAGCGGATTGATTGCGCCCGGACGGAGAGGCATTCCCGGAGCAAACGGAACATTGTAAAAGAATGGATTACGCTCAAGAGGACGCGCAACATTTCCATACTGTTGCTGCGCGATGCCGGCAAGTTGCGTCATCTGTTGAGTCGATAAGACTGCGCCATTCCCATCAGCAACCGGTGCCTTAGCGATCTCAGTCGCGAGCCGCTGTATTGCTTTGTCGAAGAGTCCCAATTGTTGCTCCTATTGGTATAGTGCTTGTATGAATTTAGTAGAGAAGGCAGTCAAGAACGGTGGCAAGTTAGCACCTCTTATCATATCTCACGGACTCACTTCCGGAACCGGGTTGATGAATCCTAGCGTGTTTGTAGATGATGATGGGGATATTCTGGTCAATCTTCGTCATGTTAATTACACCCTCTACCATGCAGAGAATGAGCAAAGATTTAACTCTCGGTTCGGACCACTCTCTTACTTGCATCCCGAGAGAGATCAGAGATTGGCGACCGAGAATTATTTGTGCCGCCTCGATGCTGATCTCAACATGACCGATTATGCCAAGGTTGAGATGCAAGAATTGCACACCCCGATCTGGGAATTCCATGGCCTCGAGGATGCTCGCCTTGTTCAATGGGAAGGCAAGCATTACCTGATTGGCGTCCGCCGCGATACCACCACAAATGGCGAGGGGCGTATGGAATATAGCCAAGTGGAGATCGACAAATCAGATTGGAAGATCAAAGAGATCCATCGCAAGAGGATCACCGCTCCGGCTCCGAATGACTCCTACTGTGAGAAGAACTGGATGCCGATCGCTGATCAGCCTCACCGCTTTATCAAGTGGACAATGCCAACAGAGATTGTCTCCAATAGCCCGCTCGATGATCTACCAACCGAACAGATCGCTCTGATCCATACTCCGGCTGCCCCGGCTGATCAGCGCGGAGGATCTCAGATCATCAAATGGGGCTCGATGTATATCTGCATTACGCACGAGGTCAATCTTTTCAGGAATTACCTCGATCAAAAGGATGCAATCTACCGCCACCGCCTGATTGTTTGGGATGAGCGCTTTAATTTTGCCGGCATGAGTCAGCCTTTCAGTTTCCTCGATGCTCGGATTGAATTCTGCGTAGGCGCTGCCGCCTATGATGGGGATCTTCTCTTATCTTTCGGCTTCCAAGACAACGCCGCTTTTGTGCTGAGAACGCCAAAGTTAGTTGTTGAGGATCTAATCTTGGAGGCTTTGCGCTATGAATAGTATTTCAAATCTTATTGTTGAACTCTCGAAGGATCCGTTCAATCCGGACATCAACTTTGATTGTGCGGAAGAATATCTTCGCAATAACCAGACCGCCAGCGCCGTGTCCTTTTACTTACGCTGCGTTGAGTATGATCGCGAGGAGTCAGCCCTTGGCTACGCTTCCCTCTTGAGAATGGCTCAATGCTTTGATGATCAGCGAGGCCGCGAACTATCCGTGACCAATTGCCTCCTGCAAGCGATCGCGTATGACGATACCCGCCCTGAGGCTTACTGGATGCTCTCTCGATTCCATGAGCAGGCCGGCCATTGGCAGGAGTCCTACACTTTTGCATCGATCGGCCTCGGCTGGAGCCATGGGAACGATGATCTTCCGGCAGATTTTGGCTTTCATGGAACCCTTGCTCTTGAGTTCCAACTCGCTCTTGCCGCTTGGTGGATCGGCCGCAAAGATGAATCCTTGCAGCGATTCCTTGCCTTGGATGCAAACCCTGATCTGCCAGAGATCTATCGAAGCCCGATCAAGATGAATCTGGAGAAGATGAAATGAGCAAACTCGCGTTTGATATTGGAGCCAATCGAGGCGACTGGACTCTTGCTGCGCTCGCTCAAGGATACAGAGTAATCGCTCTGGAGCCTGCGCCCCGGATCTTTGGCGAATTGGTCAAGAATTTTATCTACAACGCTGATGTGATCCCTCTAAAATATGCCGTCAGCGGATCCGATTACCAGCGGATCGAGTTCTTCGAGGCCGAGGAGGATGGCCTTTCCACGATCAACGAGGATTGGCTCACCGATGAGACTCTGCCTTATGCTGGCAAGCCTTACCGGACAATCGCTGCCAATACCATCACGGTCGATGAATTGGCTCGGATCTATGGAACGCCTGATCTGATCAAGATCGATGTTGAAGGAGCCGAATGGCAGGTCTTCAAGGGATTGTCTTCCAAGATGGGGATGATCTCGTTCGAATGGACATACGCCACTTGGATCGAGCATCTCGAGCAGATCAGATACCTCCAGATCGGCGGATACACGGAGATCGCGCCCCAATTTATCGAGCGCCATTGTGAGATCCCTGAAATCTGGTATCCCCTTGAGGGCTTCGATCTAGGCCTGTGGCATGATCAGGAGGCTCCGCTTTGGGAGGCTGGAGGCTGGAAAAGATCCAATCTCCGCCCAACGGCCGATGTAGGAATGATATTTGTTCGGTAAATCTGCCGGAAATGCTTGCACATTCTTGCCAGATCTGATGTAGTAATCACATCAAAGAGCCCCCCGGCTCCCTATCGAAAGAGGCAAGATCATGGCATCAATGAGCGGCAAGATCCACAGTTGCAACGATTGCGGACTCGATGTTGTTTGGGCAATCTCAAAGAATGGTAAGAAATATCTCGCAAGCATCCAAGAGTGGAGCGGCGACATGACTTTTGCAGTTCGCGTTTTCCTTCCATCTCACAAGTGCACACCAAACGCTGAATGGCAGCGAATCAATGCCGCAGCCGAGGCTTCGATTCTTGCCGAAGGCCGTTTGGTTAAAGGCCAAGAGATCGAAGTGATCAAGGGTCGCAAAGTTGCAAAGGGAACAACCGGGATCATCTTTTGGGTATCTGATGAGGCTGATCGCGTTGGCTTTAAGAACGCAGAGGGAGAATCTTTCTTCATCGCTGCATCGAATGTAATCGCTACCAATCAAAAGGCGGCTTAATCATGGCGCGCAATAACTCCCGCAATCAGCGCCATCGCTGCAATCATTGCTCTCGCGAGGCCTACATTACTTTGCCAGTTGTTAATCTGATGAATATCCTCGTGAGTGAAACTCTTTGCGTCAAGCATTACTCAACATCAGTCTTTTGCGATTATGCAAAGCACGAAGATGGCCGCCCTTGCACAACTGAATGCCGATACATCAAGATCAAGGATGTGGCGTAATGAAGGTGACTCTGCCGATCGCATTCTGGAGCGATCATAAGAACCGCGGCTGCTCGCAATCAGCGATCGAGATCAGTCGCAACAAGCGATTCGTCACTTTGGAATTAGATCCGGCAGCGCTCGAGGATATTCTTTCGGATGCTGATTACTACGCCTCCTATGATCCGCAGGATGGCGAGGAGGAGATGCGCTATTGGAAGCCCAAGGCGCAATCGACCCTCAATGCTTTGAAGCGAGCAATGGAATGATCCGGAAAGTTGAAAAGCCTTCTCAGGCCGTCCTTGATTTCGACAAAGTAGAATCATCTTTCACCCGAGCAACCTCGCATCCTTTGAGTAAAGAATCTCGAGGCTGGTGGGTTTCTTACTATGATCAGCGGCTCAATCAGATCTCTACGATCTATGGAATCGAGCCGGATGATCTGATCCTTGAATGGATGAAATGGCGCTCAAGATCTAAGCGCTAGGGATCTCGATCCAAGATGTAGTTGCTTCGTCCCATGAGTAGAACTTTCCATCCTCAGGGTATGCAACTGGCGCTTCCCATCGACAAGTATCTTCGTTAAGGATCCATGAAGCAAAAGGCTGCGGAGCAACAAAAGCGCCGTCCGGAGCATTAAGATCAGGGCGAAAGTGAAAACCAATGCCCGCGTAATTCTTGCGGTAGTTGTTATTGTATGAGGTGCGCTTGCAGACTTGCCCGCGGAATTCTCCGTAGTGCGCTTCCCAATCGCTGATCCCATCAATCACTTCATCTTCGTTGCGACCTGTGATCACTTCGGTCACGATATTGCTTGAATCAAGAAATGCGTAGTGTGCCATTAGATTGTAACCGTTCCTGTTCCTGATGTGAATGTATAAACTCGGTAGCCTGCTCTCGATGTTGTGCTGACTGAATAAGTCAATCCTACACCGATCGATGAGAGTGCGGTGTTAGTTGATGGGTAGGCAATAATCACAACGCCAGATCCTCCAGCGGTTCCTGATGTTGATGATGATCCATTACCGCCTCCTCCGCCGCCGGTGTTAGTAGTTCCCGCGGCAGGAGTGTCTCCTCCTGCAATGTTTGCGCCACCGCGGCCTCCGCCTCCAAGGCCTCCGGTTGAATAAGTGGTTGAATCAGTCCAAGATCCGCCTCCGCCGCCGCCGGCGTAATAAGTGGATGATCCCGTGATTGAATAAGCAAGACCAACGCCGCCATTACCGCCGCGGCCAGATGCAGCCGCAGATGACCCGGATTGTCCTGCCGCTCCTGCTCCTCCGCCGCCGCCCGATGGGTAAAGATTTCCGGTCGGACCTGCGTTTTGCAATCCGCTGCCGCCCGCGAATCCATATCCAGTTCCGCCGCCAGAATTGCCTTGATTCGCTGATCCGGGAGTGTTATACGAAGCCGCCCATGTTGAGCCGCCTCCAGATCCGCCTGTCGCTCCTACATAGTTCTCAGAGCCTCCGCGGCCTCCGCCGTTAGCGGTGATTGTATCCAGCACAGAATTGACGCCAGATGATCCGACTGATCCGCCTGCTCCGACAGTCACAGTAAATGAAGATGCAGGGGTGCGCGCTGCCTGATAAACCAATCCTCCAGCACCGCCGCCTGCGCCAACATTGGAGGCATTGCCCGAAGCGCCTCCGCCTGCAACTACCAAGACTTCAATCGATGTTGGAGCGGTTGGCGCAACAGTTCCGGCAATCACCCAATCGGTTCCGTTATATTGGTAAAGATTATTTAGCGTGGTGTCGTAATAAAGATCTCCCTGAGATGCGCTTGCAGGACGCGCAGCGGTAGATCCTCGATCCGGCCATACCTGAACCGGGTGAGTATGTGCGCCGACTCCGATTGGGATCCATTGCCCTCCAGTTGCATCCCAAACATACGCGGGGCGTGTGGTATTGCTGATCTCTGCCATTAAATAGTCACCAATCCTGTGCCTGCGGTAAATGTATAAACTTTATACCCGGTGTATGTTGTTTTTGTATAAGTCAATCCAGCCGCGATTGTAGTCAAATCTGCATAAGAATCAGGGTAGCGAACAATAACAACTCCTGATCCACCTGTTCCGGATGCATTGGTATCTTGAGATCCTCCGCCGCCTCCGCCGGTATTCGCCGTTCCGTTTTGAGCGCTGCCAGTTCCGCCGGCTCCACCACCCGAAGATGCAGATCCCGCTCCTGTCTGGCCGCCGCCTCCGCCGCCGCCTGCGCGACCAACGGATGTTCCTGTAATTGTAGAAGCAACGCCAGATCCTCCATTGCCGCCGACTGATCCGGATGCATTAGATCCAACGCTTCCAGCGCCGCCGCCTCCGCCGCCTGATGTGCTTGAGCCTGTGCCGCCTCGGTATCCTTGATTCGCAGTAGGATCATTGCCCGGCTGATTTACGCCGCCGCCGCCCGAAGATCCGCCAGTTGCGCCATTGCGAGATTGATTACCGCCGCCTCCGCCGCCAACTGTTGTAACAAGAGATCCGAATGAAGAGGCGACTCCGCTTGCTCCATTATCAACATTTGTATTTGTATTTCCAGCGCCGCCTGCGCCAACTGTTACCGTATATGAAACGCCCGGAACGACTGTGATCGCAGTTTCTTGCGATGCTCCGCCTCCAGATGATCCAACGCTTGAGCGATATCCACCCGCGCCGCCACCGCCTCCGCCGTAAGCACCATTGATGCGGCCGATTGATCCTCCGCCACCTCCAGCAATTACAACAAAGTCAAGTAAAGTTGTTTTGTTTGACGCTCCAGCAAGAACCCAGTTTGCTGAGTTCTTTTGGTAGAGATTATCTTCTGTTGTATCGTAATAAAGTTCGCCCTGAAATCCTGTTGGTCGATTGGCAGTAGATCCGATTGCAATGCTTGAAGCGATGTCTCGTGCTCTGGTCATGCGATGCTCACCGTTCCTGTTCCTGCCGTGATTGTTGTGACTTTATTGTCGCCTACTGTTGCGGTTGAACTTGTAAGGCCTGCTCCAACAGTCAAAGTTGAAGCGGAAGGATAACGAAGGATCATCACGCCAGAACCGCCGTTGCCTCCGCTGCGATATCCAGCGCCAGCGCCACCTCCGCGGTTTGCGGTTCCATTTCCGCCCGCAGCGTATCCATTGCTTCCATTGCCGCCGCCGCCATTGCCGCCAGCGCCGCCGGTGCTTGCGCCTCCGCCACCACCGCCGCCTGAATAATAAACCGAAGATCCTGTGATTGAAGAGGCAGTACCTATTCCTCCAGCGCCGCCGGTATTTGAGCCAACGCTTGCAACTCCCGCAGCGCCAGATCCTCCGCCTCCACCGCCAGCGCCTTGATCGCCGGAGCAATTGCCGCCATTGAATCCTTGTCCTGTGGTTCCGCTTCCGCCAACAGTCACGCCTTCTCCACCGCCTCCGCCCGATCCACCAGTTCCCGGAGTTGTCCAGCGATCCGGATTTGAAGCAAGGCCGCCGCCTTGTCCGCCGCCAAGAGAAGTTGTCGAAATAGATCCACCGATGATCGAAGAACTTGAGCCGTTTGTTGGATTGTCGGAGGTTCCGCTACCGCCGCCTCCAATTGAAACTGTGTAAGAAAATCCGGGAGTTAAAGAGAGCGTTGATTCAGCCGATGAATTGCCGCCAGATGTTCCAGCGGAAGTTCTGAATCCGCCTCCGCCTCCGCCTCCACCCCAGTTTCCGTTTGTTCCTGATGTATCGACAGGACCTCCGCCGCCACCTCCGGCAACAATTAAGAAATCGACAAAGACCGCCGTTGCAACATATTGATTGCCATACCATGTTGAAACCGCACCGGATGTAGATGCGTTAGTGAGTCGCGCTCGCTCTCCGAACCGGTTGCTCATTAGGCGATCCGATTCACATAACCAAAGATGTTAATTACATTTGTTGTTCCAGCGAATGCTCTGATCTCAAGGCCATTCTGCAAAAGAATGCCGGGAGCGATCAAGATCATTCCAGTACCTTCGGCTCCGATGTTGATCTCAATGTTTCCGTTCGGCGCAGTTGCTTCGCCCCACTCGAGAGTGAGTTTGATTGCAGCCGATGAGGTGTTGTGGGCGTAGAGCCACACTTCATCAAGAGAAGATGTTCCAGATACCGCGGTATGGATCAGAGTGCCAGCGGTTGCAGTTGCAGCCACGAGGATTCCCTTGCCATTTGTTGATCCGCTGAGTAATTGCTTGGAGAATGTTGCCATCTTTTTATCCTAACCGAAGATCTGGTTCGCGAGAACGAATTGATCGGATTGATTGAGCCCATTGATTTGTGCTTGCGTATAAGTATCTGCCGTGGTGATTTGAAGCGGACACAAAATTATCACAATGTCGCCAGCAATAGTTGCAGACGCGAGCGTGATCGATAATCCATCCGTCGCCGTGTAGTCGGTGCCTCGAGCAAGGAGAACACCATTGAGGTAGAACATTTCAAAGCCGGGCGTATAGATCAGAGGGATCGAAGAACTATCGTTGCCGCTAAATGTTGTGGATCCAGCCGCCGGAGTTACTGTCCAGCGAGTCACCACATTCACCGGGGTATTCGCGTCAGTATCGACCCAGATCAATCCATTGGTAGGAGATACTGGTTCGGTTGGCTGAGCAACGCCAGCGTTAGTTCCTTGGATTCCTTGAAGGCCGAGGATGCCCTGCGTTCCCTGCGTTCCAGTTAGGCCTTGAGATCCTTCGATGCCTTGAATTCCCTGAGCGCCGATCACGCCTTGATTGCCTTGAATACCCTGAGTACCCTGCGCTCCATCTTGGCCGATATAGCCCGCAACGCCCTGAGTTCCCTGAGATCCGATCAAGCCTTGAAGGCCAAGCGTTCCCTGAATACCCTGCGTTCCTTGAGATCCATCGGCTCCGATATATCCGGCAGTTCCTTGTGCGCCCTGCGTTCCGATCGTGCCTTGAGATCCAGTAATTCCTTGGATCCCTTGAGTGCCTTGAGCGCCGATCGCTCCCTGAATACCGGTGAGACCCTGAGATCCTGTAAGCCCTTGGATGCCCTCGATGCCCTGAGATCCATCGGTTCCTTGGATTCCCCCGGCTCCTTGAATGCCAGTAAGGCCTTGAATTCCGATCTCTCCTTGCGCGCCGATCGCGCCTTGAATGCCTTGAGATCCGATCGTGCCTTGCGCTCCCTCTGATCCGGTTGCGCCTTGCGCTCCGATCAATCCCTGAACGCCCTGCGATCCATTGAGGCCATTGGTTCCCTGCGCGCCTGTGAGGCCTTGAGATCCGGTTGCGCCTGTTGCTCCTTGGATCGAGTAAGCCACCTGAGTAGCGGTTGCGATCACGGAAGGAACGGCAGGACCACCATCAATCGGAGCAATGGCCGAAGTGATTGCGATCGCGGTAGAAGTTGAAGCGTAAAAGATTTGGATGTAATCGTTCGCGTTTAAAGAATAAACCCAGTTCCATGACGGCACAATGGATTCATTGTTGTCCACCATATAGACATCAGAGTTTGAGTCTGGAAGATACGCGCCATTCTTTGCCAGCCATATTTGTATGTGCTTATTAGCGCCAGATGTGGAAAGCAATTGTAAAGAGAATTGAATGTTGTAAGTTCCGCCGCTTGTGAAATTGATGCGGCTGGAATTGCTGAGATTGACTCCGTAACTTTCAGCGGTTGATCCGATATTGATCGCATACGCGGTATTGATCGCTGCCGGGGTCTGCGTTGTCAGATCATAGAAAGATCCGTAGAAAGCGAGCGATCCGCCAGCGCCTACTGATCCTTGAACGCCTTGGATTCCGAGGCTTCCCTGAATTCCCTGAGCGCCTTGGCTGCCGATAATTCCTTGAACGCCTTGAGTTCCTTGTGCGCCGATCAAGCCTTGGATGCCTTGTGTGCCTTGAGTTCCGGTATCGCCTTGGATTCCAGTAAGGCCTTGCGTTCCAACTGTCCCCTGAATGCCCTGCAAGCCCTCGGATCCTTGGATTCCGATCAAGCCTTGTGCGCCTGTATGTCCTTGGAGGCCTTCGGTTCCCTGCGCTCCTGTCGATCCTTGAAGCCCTTGGATCCCTTGAAGCCCTTGAGCGCCCTGAGTTCCAGTCGCTCCTTGAGTTCCGAAATTGCCTTGGATGCCCTGAGTTCCTTGGATGCCGACAGTTCCCTGCGCCCCTTGGATTCCAGTAATGCCTTGAGTGCCTTGGGATCCTGTTGATCCTTGGATTCCCTGCGCGCCAGTTATGCCTTGGATGCCTGTGAGGCCTTGGATCCCCTGCAATCCTTGAGTGCCTTGGCGGCCTTGAATGCCTTGAGCGCCTGTTGTTCCTTGAGCGCCCGGAAGGCCGATCTCTGAGACGACAATGTTTGGAACATCGCCATCAACAACAACGACTCTGGATCCATCTCCCTCAACAACGATCACTTCGCTCATCGAGAAACCTCTGCATCAATTTGAACAATGCCGCGGCCTAAGAATACGGATTCTGTTGCGATCGCTGGAATACAACGAAGATCCCAAACAAACTTACCGGGAGGGCAATCAATTCCTGCATCCACTTGCACCTGAGGGCAGGTGGTCGGATTGAAGGTGAGGCCATCGCCAACAGTCAATTCAAGAACTGTGGTGCGGCTCAACGCATTCTCGCGGAATTGAAGGATCGGCGTGTATCCGGTCAGATTGATCGGATCATTGAGATCGTAATTCCCATTGGCGTCTTGCTGGCAATATGAGAAAGCGATCAGCCAATTCTGGTATTGGCGTAGTTGAAGATTAACCGCATCGGGTGTTTGGCTAAGCGAGAGGGTGGTCACTTGATTGATCTCCTAGCGGGGCGAGGCATTTCGGACAGGTTTTGTTATTTCGAGATGTAGGCGTATTGCATTTAGGGCAAAAGTTGGCGAGCGCATTGAGAAAGTTGAGCGTCTTGGATCCTTCGGACAATTCAGTCAAAGCCCAGACAAGCGCATCCATTCGATCCGGGGACTTATCTGATACGCCCGGCTCATACTCGCACATCTGATCCTCAAGATCAGAGAAGTAGCCAACATGATGAACGCGGCCTTGCTCATATAGCGCAGCGATCGGCTCGGCTCTTACTGCCTTGCCTCTGGATGCGGTGACTTTCTTTACCGGGATCGTTGCTTTCACTTGCTGGAAGAGATGCACGACAAGATCGCCGCCGTTATTAACTTCGGCAACAATTCGATCGGCTTTGTATCGCTCATAGACTTGAACGGCCTTCATTGCCCACTCCTGAGGAGAGGCTTTCAGCGTATCGTCCGAGAGAATGTAGAAATGGCCTTGAGAATCCATCGCAGCGGTCACAATGCCGGTCAGATCTGAATCTTCTCCAGATGTAACGGCAGGATCCACGCCGACTACCACGCGGGTAAATGGAGGCAATAGATCCGAGGCTTTGCGGCCTTCGTCAATTGTTGCTCTGCTCCAGAGCGCTCCCGGATTGTCGTCCAAGATTGCGCCGTAAAGTTCTTGCTGCCCTAAGCGGGTGTTCGCATACTTCCGCTCAAATTCAGCAAGAGCAGCGGGAGCAAGATTCGCAGCATTGTCGAAAGTAGATCCTCGAGTAACAAATGTATGTTCGTCGCTGATCAATTCCTTGATGATCTTTGTAGGCCTTGGCGTTGTTGTGATCACCGTCTTGGGATGATCTCCAAGGCGCAGGCCGAACTTGTATTGATCATAAGTTTCAGCCTTAGGCCATGCGGCTAACTCATCGAGCCATCCGCCGTGATGCTGAGGACCACGCAAGCGATCAGGCTCTTCCGCAGAGAAGCCTTTGATCTTTGATCCATTAGGAAAAAGGTAAGTGTAATTCGAGCGATTGTAATCTTTATCGTTAAAGATTCCGTAGCGTTTTAATACTTCGACAATTCCAGACTCGCCTTCAAAGCAAGTGTCTCGAATATCAGCCGATGTCTTCGCTATTACCGCCCACCGAGTCTTGGGATTCATCAACGCTTCCCAGACTATCCACTCCGCTCCGGTTCTCGTCTTCCCCCATCCGCGCCCCGAGAGAATCAACCAGTTGTGCCAACTCGAGTCCGGCGGTAATTGGTTCGCTCTCGCTTGCCTCGACTGCCATTGAACTCTCGCCTGCGCTAATTGGAGGGTTTGCTGCGAGTAATGCCGCGAGGTCGCGGACTGCTCGATCAATTGATTCGCTGCCATCCCAAGTCACTACCTCTTGCTCGATCTTGATCGGTTTATCTAACCCGAGCAGTTTAGCGCGTCTTTCCATCAAGCGGGCAATTGCGAGGATGGATCTTACATCGCCTTTCATGGCTTGAGGCCAAGCGGCCAATTGCAAGCGATCAATGCGATCAAGTTCCTGCTCCCGAAGTTCATCGGCAGGTTGCTGCATGGTGCGTTGGATCGCTCTCTTGTAAGCCGCATAAGCGCCAGTATGATCGGCGTATCCAGTCTTCTCAGCGATCGCTTGCCAAGTGTATCCAGCGCGGCGGAAGTTGAGGACTTTCATCTCTCGATCCACCAACTCTGGGCTTGGAACGGCTGCGTTGTGATTTGGCATGGTGTGACTATACCTCCGTCACATCTTCAAGCGATACCTCAACGGTGCCGCAAAATTCTGTCGCTTTCTTTGGATCCCCCTTGACGAAGACAAGAACATTCTGGTGAACCCTTGCCAACTTTCGGGAGGTATTGAAAAATTTCTCCGCTCTCATTGCGGCATTGCCCACTGCATTTACGAGGATGATCTCGTTGTAATAACTCATCCCGGCATCTTCAAAGGCTTCGATCGTATCAGCGACAAAGTTCTTGTAGATCCCTGTCTTTTTATCTCGAACCTCTGAGATCACCCAGACCGCAAAGCGATCGTCCTTGAGGCGATCTACGCTCTTGGCAATAATAGATCGGTAGATCTCCAAGAATTGAGCGTGAGGCATATTTGAGATGTCGTCCGGATCGTCCGAATAGACCTCAAGATCAGCGTATGGAGGGCAAGAGAAGATCAGATCCGCCTTGAAATCAGCGGGCAGATCGTCAAGGCTCTTGTTACTGTCGCCAATGATCCACTCGGGCTGCTCGGATCCTGCGCAGATCTCAGCCGCTTGTAGGCGGTTAGACATGACCTGCTCTGCTCTTAACTCAAGGCCAAGGTATCGGCGCTCTAGGAGGCTCGCAAGCACTCCACGGACGGATCCTCCGGCGAATGGATCAAGGATCTGAGCGCCAGATGGAGCAAACCATCGGTAGGCCACTTCGCAGAGAACCGGATCAAAGATTGATGTGAACCCCTCTTTGGCGATCGTCTTGCTGAATCCCAAAAGATTGTTGTCTCTGCCCTCTTCGCTTTTGATCCCAAGATCTAGCCAACGGCGCTTACGCTCCTGCCAATATCCGGCGCGAGAGTCAAAGATTGAAAGAGGCGGGATCAGAAATTTATCGGCGAGGGTCAATCCCTTCTCGCCCGGATCTGTTTCGTCTATCTCTGGAACATCAAAGCCAAGTTCGGCGATATCCCATCCCTCAGCCTCAAGTTCGAGAAGTTGCTTCGCGAGTTCGCCCTCATCCCATTCAGCCAATTCGGCCGAGCGATTATCAGCAAGAGCATACGCTTGAGCGGTTTCATCATCCCATCCATCAGGAACTTCACTCACGGCAATTTCCGTCCATCCCAAGGATTGAGCGGCAGCAAGGGTTCCATTGCCAGCAATGACCACGCCGCGATGCACCACGATTGGCTTGCGCTGCCCAAACTTTTCAAGGCTTGCAGCGATTGCTTTGAGGTTCTTCTCTGAGTGCTTTCGAGCATTCTGAGGATCAAGTTGTAAGTCTGAGATCGCCTTCTCTGATATTTTCATACGCCTTCAATTCTAGTCTTGCGTCAAGCAATTCATCTACTTGCTGGATGTATTGCGTCCGCTGGGTATAGGTTAGACGATTGCCATACCTATCCTGCAACTTTAATTGTAAGTAAGATAAGGCCTCATCAATATCTTCAAGTGTTAAATCATCAAGAGGTATCTGCATTAGAGATACCTGTTCCAAGATAGTGAGAACATTATCACGCGGAATGCCTTTTGTCGTATGAATCTTGCAGCGTGTCGAGATCATACATTTTCTGGCCAAAATAGTCGGTCGCCGGGATATTGTCCTCCCGGATCCATCTATACAGGGTCGCCTGAGATACCCGAAAGATCTGCATCGCCTCGCGAAAGGTTAGCATCGAGCATACGCCCAAGTAAGCGCCAGCGAGTTGATGACCAAGTAGTTCGACATGATGGGCAGATGATATCGGAAAAGGCGTTCAAAGTCGCCGGATTGATCTGCAAGCGATAGCCGCAAGTTTCGCCCTCTTCATTGATTGCCGGGCAGGTGCCAATCGTCACAAGATCTGATCGATGGCCAAGCGCTGCATTGATCCCCTTATTGATCAGAGAGACATCTTTGGCGAGCGCATCAATTTCTTTGTAATTCTCAAAGATCCATCGCTCGTGAATTGTTAAGTATCTGCATGATTCCCGGATGTAATTTTCTGTTTCTCCGCGGAATGTGATGCGAGTATGGCGCTGCTCTGATCTGATTGCTTGCTCATGCTTCAAGAGCGGCTCTTTAATTCCGGTGGTGCGAAGATGCAGCACCTCAAGTTTTACAGGAATGGGGGGAGTTTTACTTCCCCCCACCCTTTCACCCACACCTCGAGAAGGCATCAACTCGTTTCCGAGTAGCCCGTAGCCTTCCGAGATTTTGGAGATCCTCTCAACTGTCGCAGACCAGCACGAAGCGCAAACCAACGAGTCGGTTTTGCGGCGGCAGAGAGGACACTTCATCAGACCGGGAAATTAGTTCCGGTCGCTTGCGTTGAACCTGTTGTGGTCGAATGCATGAATAGGCTGCCCAGAACATGAGCGCCCGGTTCTTCAATCAATCGAGCAATCTGCGAAACAAGATACGCAAAATCTTTAGCCGTAAAGTTTTCTACGCATAGATAAATGTCGCCACATCCTGCATCGTATGTAGTTTCAAGTTCAGCAATTCGCTCGTTGGCTACTATTGGTTCGCTTTCTGGCGTCGCTTTTTCTTTTTTTAATCCCATGAAAGAGCCTCCTCTTGTTCTACTTTTGCGGTTTTGCGCTTGAGCGATCCCATCACCGCGACAACTTTTGCTTTGATCTCCATGCCAGTCTTGGCGTTGCCTTCTCGATCTGTGAATTCAAAGTGGCGTAGATCACCTTTCACAATTAACTTTGTGCCTTTGGTTGCAGCATCTACAACCCACTCCGCTAATTCTCCGGTGACTGTAACTTTCCACCAAACTGTTTGACCTTGATGCCATTCGCCGTTCTTATATTCGCGTGGAGTTTCTGCAATCGAGAACTTTGCAATAGCGAAATCGCCTTTTGATCCTTCGATGAACTTGAGTTCAGCATCATCGCCGACATTGCCAATTACTTCAATTTGAGCCATCTTTGATACCTTCCGTTGGGGTGTAGGAACCTCCGTTGTCCAATAATACAGCAGTACCATCCGGAAGGATAAGAGGGTAAGAGGCTGGATCCGCCCAAGATGGAACAATCCATCCGTTCGCAATTGATTCCTTGGGATTCATGTGGATCGCTTGGGAGCCCATATTGTGGCACTCATGGTGGACGGCGATCAGATTGCACACTTCATCTTGGCCGCCCTGCGATTTGAGTTTGCGATGATGCAGCGCGAAGTTATGCCCTACCTTGCCGCATTTCTCACAATAAAATCCTGCGCGCTCAAGAACCATCTCCGCGATCTGTGCCTTCATGCTTTAAGTATAGTGAAGCCCGCCGCGAAAGAGGCAATCAATAGCGGCGGGCTTCGGTATCCATAATCTCCCCCGAGATCCATGGAACCCCAACCTTGGCGTGTGAGCGCAGGTTGGTAAGTATGTTAGTTGATAATCGGATCCATCTCAATACCAGTTGTTTCGATTATGGAAGGCGAGCGCCCTGCATGGATCGGAGTATCTGGATTTGATGTAGATCAATCCTCTGTTGATCTGAACCAATGTGTGAGTTTTTGGATCAAGGCCTAGAATCTGAGGGATCCCTCCAGCGTGGCGATTCTTTCCATTCTGGCGAACTGGTGTTTTGTTAAAAGCATCAGCGCGCCAATTGCTCTCAAGAGTCCAAAGCCGGTCAAGACATTGAAACTGATTCATCTCCCACCCGAAAGTCCGGATACTCACCTTCGCGTAGGATTTAGCAATCTCAGGAGTTCGGATCTCCTGCATCTTGGGGCTTTGAGCCATTGCCGGTGTGGCGAGAACGATTCCTACCGCAATTGCGGCTACTGAAAGGATCCGTCCGAAGAATCTCAGCGGTCACCTTTCTCCGTTTCCTTAGCGCTCATTGTAGCCCTCCGTTGATTAGTTTCGGCATGGCCGTCCCCTTTCTCGGTTATGGTCTTGCAAGTGCTGCAAGACAGGTTGTTAATCATAATCCACGCCCCGCATCCTGTGCAGCGGGCGACACCCTCGAGGCTCATTCTTTGTGCCAGATAAATAACCAATACCAAAGGCCAAGATCCACGGAGATCATTTCATCCTTGGGCGCAATTGAGAACCCCAAGGCAAAGCCTTGGTTCCTACCGGCGAGTAACTTTACATTTGTTTCCATTTGTTGCCTCCTATTCAAAGACGAGAACTTCGTCGTTATTGTTGATGTCCATCTTGATCTTGTTGTATCCGCAAAAGCCGCACCGCCATTGGAAGATTCTGATCAGGCCGTACTTTCCATGGCCGCAAGTTGTGCCGAATTCAAGGGTGGGATGCTCCTCGAATTTGACGCATTCTTTCCTCTTGCACTTGGGGCAATTGAAGATCCTCGGCTTCATCATTTCGGATTGTCCGTTTTATAAAATCCCGGAGCGTTGAAGATCGTGGTGATCGGGGAGATCACCTTGACCATGATTCCGTTGCAAGAATCAAGGAAGCACTCGTGAGAGCCTTCATCATGAAATCCGTGAGCGATCACTTCATGAGCGCCGCATTGTTTGCATTTGTAATCGTATCTAGGCATTAGAGGTCATCCCAACAATCTTCACAGATCTTCCAGTCGCCGATCGAGATCAGAGTCTCAGCGCCAACCATCTCTTCGCAGCGCCCGCACTTCGCTAGATCTTCCGTCTCGATCATAGGAGCATCCCTTCAAATTCGTGAGTGATCCAGACTGTGCATTCATTGCCGGCGGCATTCTTGCGGGTGCGCCCTGAGTCTGAGATCAATTGATCCTGTTCGAGCGACTTGCGAGTTGGGCGGATTGTGTCGCCGCTCTTGTCGAAGTAGGCTTGGATCTCTTGATCCGTTGCTCCATTGATTCCCTTGGAATGGATAAAGTCATACACCTTACGCCGCCATCCGCCGGATTTTAGAAAGAAAGCATCGGCCGCTTGGCGGGAGAGTGCGTGCTTGCCATAGATTACAGAATTGCGATCAATTTCCGTCATGCTCGGATCCCATCGCTACCTTGGCGCACATATCTTGCACATGGAGCAGAGCGTTCTCGATGCCGTACTTCATGATCTGTTTGCGATTTTGCGTAAAATCAAGAGCGCAGATCTCGTCGTAGATTGAGTCTCGAATCTGAGCCTCGAGGATCTTGATCATGTTTCGAACTGTTTGCTGGCCTTCCGGCGTATCGAGGATCAGTTGCTTGTCCTTGATGCTCCAATGATTTCCCTTACATAGAACCTTCATGATTGCCTCCTTCTAGTTTGAACAATAAAGTGAGAGTTGCTGGAATCAAGATCATCGCGGCGATCAGCCAAAGAACAAAGATCATCGCCCGCCTCCATTCGCTGAGGCGAATTCTAGCGCTTCGTATGCATCGGTTGTAAGGACTTCCATCTCTCTACAATTCACATGAGCCGAATCGCAGCGAGAGCAATCTGACCATGTGATCAGATAAGTCGCGTCCGCCCAATTGGCGATCTTCACATTGCCGTAGCAAAGATGGTGGAGATCATCAATCCGGAAGGAATGCACTTCCCATTTGTCGTAATTCTCAAGCATTGTGTTGATCAGGTGCGCGAATTGATGTGAAATCTCGTTCATTCTGATCCTCCAATCAATCGATCGTGAAGATCTGCGCACTTTTTACAAACGCGAGCGCGGAATTGTTCGCCGTTGTCGTATTTATACCAACGGAAGAAAAAGGGAACGCCTTTTCCGCACATCTGGCAATCTTTGTCCATTAGTTGCCCACCAATTCTCGCATCATTTCATTCAATTCTTCGTAGTCTAATTTCTCAGAAACATACGGAACTTTATCTGGGGTCATGATTCCGATGATCTTTGTGTTGAGAATAAAAGCCATGTAAGGATTCTTTGGATCTGGATTCTCTTCCATGAAAGCAACCGCTGCACGATATAGCGGTTCGGTATTATTGATCCAGAGTGAAACATTCCATGTTTCGTAATTCTTCCAGCCTTCGTAAGTCGCCATGATTAAGCACCTACCAAGATTGAATCGAAGGATCGGTTGAGGATGCGCTTCGCATATTCGCGAGAGATGCGATTGGCCTCTTTTTTATTATCAGCCCATACCATCATGTGCGCGTTGCACTCGCCTGTGAAGAAAACTTCATACTGACGGCGAGCGATCTGTGATGTGCTGAATGATGAGATCAATTCAGCGTCTGTAAGTATTGCCATGGTTTGCCTCTTTCTGTTTGGGTATTTGTACGATATATGAGTAGGGGAATTAGTTCAAGGATCTACGCAGTCATTGCAATGTTGCGGAAACATGAGGCTTGGTATGCCAATTCGCCAACCGCATCACAAAATACATCGGCGTATTCGCCCTTGATTGTTTGCTTGCCTGATCGGGTGAAGATGCGGCGGATTGTGTAAGTATCGTTTGCAGCGAGATCGATTGTGACTGAGTAGCCGTTTGATACTGGCAATGTAATCCCTGTTGGGCGAACCAATAGACGGCCGCCTGAAATTGCGTAAATGTTTTTGATGCCGATTTGATCTACTAGAGTTTCAGCGCTGCAATCGATAAATGTTGCGTTCATTTGTTGCCTCTTTCGTTAGGAGCCGGGGGGCTCGTTGATGTAGATACACAATCATTGATCCGGGAATTGTTCAAGGTCATTTCTGCCTTTTTCTAAACTTTTTTTTCTGGATCAATCTCCCAGATCTGGATCTCAACGCCCGGAGATCCGTAAGCCTTGGATGCGCTGATCTGGCAGACCTGAGCATCGTCCGCATACGCCACGCCTGTAAGCGCGTCAAGGATGCTTCGGATCTGTTTATCCAAGTCAGGCGGAACCGTTGGCAGGGCTCTACGAGCGGTTTTGGGCTTTTCTAATGTAAAGGATAGGGAGATGGCTATCGGGCTTGTAATCGGCGTACAACCGGCTTTCCGGGCATGGATCGCCACAAGCGCTCGCCACGCCAGCAATTCCTTCGTCTTTTGATGGATGATCCGATTGTTGAAAGCCTTCATCGACCCCTGTTGGATCGGCTTCCCATCAACGCGGAATGTCCTCACTTCATGGCTTTCTCGCGGTTGTATTTCTTGATCGCTTCGGATTGCGCCGCTTTGCATTCAGCACAAGTTGGCTCTCCTTGCTTTAAGTGCCGGCTATATCCAGCGCGAGTTCCGCATTGCGCGATCTTGCGTTGAGTGCCGCGTCTTACTTTTGGCTTGATCCCTTTCTCACAAGATAGGCAGATGTAGTTTCTGAAACACAAACATTCACTCACTTTTTCTCCTCAAGGCTTTGAGCAATTCTTCACGGACATACGCAGGCATTGGAACCGCTCCAGAATGATCTACCTCTTTATAAGGAGGAGGAGTCGGTGTTGGCTTGCTTGGCGGGGCGATCTTTTTATTGCGAGCAACCACTAACGAATTTCGAGTAAGCACCATTCCATCCTTGGCGACTGCGATCACTAGCGGCTCAATATTTTCGTAGAGAGTCTCTTTCAAAACTGTGCGCAGATGGAAGGAGGCGGAATCCGAAGTGGATGGAACCGCTCCCGCAAAATTCTCGAAATATAAAGCGAGCAGTTTCTTTACTTCATCTTCTACTTGCCGGGGCATCCAACTGTTCCTGACGGATCATAGAATGAGCAGTAGTTTTTACAGAAGAACGAAGATTTCTCTGGAGCCGGCGCTGATTCCATCGCTTTGATCTCTGCAATCCAATCAAGCCCGACCTGCGCCATTGCGCGATCATAAGGCTCAACATGAACTTTGATTTCCTTGGATGATCCATCTCGCGGAATAGCAACCAAAGAAACTTCATTCACTTCATGGCCTGATTGTTCGATCAGATATCCGTAAAGTTGAACCTGCATTCTTTGTTGGTTGGATGGAAATTCTGCCAGTTTTTTCTTGGTCGTTGTTTTCCAATCAATTACTGTGCCGCTTGATTTGATAAAGAGATCACAATGGCCTTTGAGTTCAGGCGTTTCAAACGCTTGCTCAATCAAGAAATCATCGCCGAAAGGATCCGCGGCTTCCATGGCTCCGGCAATTGTTGTGTGGAGCGAGGTTCCTATGATCGCGGCAAGATGCTCCGTATCCTGATTGGTCTTTTCTACATTGTTGATGATGCTCCAAGCCTGCCGGCGGCATCCTCCAACGGATGAAGCGCCGAGGGTTGTTTGCTGAGATCTGTCGCGCTGCCCATCTTGCTCGTAGAGCGCGATCTTGAGTAGGTTTTGTATGTCCATTATTTGCTCCAGCCGGTAAGTAGGTTCTCGGTTATGCAATCGGCGCAGACTTCCATTTGCTTCCCGGCAACCGATACTCGGAAAAGATTTTGTTTGTTGTCGCAATACGGACACTTGCTTTCGGGCATTAGATGATCTCCAAACTTGCGCGGACTGATACTGAGATGGATCGAGCGATGTCCACCTGCGTCTTGACGCGGCTGGCATTGGCTCGAGCGGCCTTGACCTGAGCCTCGGCAATTGCTAGTTCCATGTATTGCTCTGCATTCTGGTGCAAGGCGATGTCCTCTTTTAAGGCCACGGAATACTTGCGATCCGGCGCTGAGAGTTCCATTCGAGCCCTTGCCATGGCGATCTCCAGCCCTGCCTTCGTGGTATGAAAGCGATGCTCACAATCCGTAAGATCTTTGTGGATCTGATCAATCTCGACAGAGAGCGCCATCAAGCGCTTCTCTACTTCCATTGGAGTGATGGCCATGGCTAGGCTCCTAACGATAGAAACATGGCAACTGTTAGATATACAAGAGGGATCCAAAAGGCCATACGGACGGCTGTTCGGATCTGATAGTAGCGGCGTGATCGCTTGTAAACGATCTGAGGATGGAAGCCGCAGACCTCCCAAGGCTCCGCTCCCCAGATCTGTAAGAATGTTGGGTTCATTAGTTGCCCCCGCTCAGTTCTTTCTTGCGCGCTCCGATGAGCGTATTCAGCGAGACAGGGCTTCCCATCGGCTCAATGTGCAAGATCCCGGCGTTCTTTGCGCCTTCGTATAAATTGCGTAGTTCATCGATTGATTCAATGTCGCGCAATTGCCCGGCTGCCTCCGCTGCCATTTGTTCCTGTTCTGGCGTATAAGACTTTGTGGTCATGCGCTCGACCTTTTCCATCTCTTCGCGGCTTGGTCGAGTCTTGCGAGGATCAACGCCTTGGAGATTTAATCCGCTCGCGAGCGCTCTTCCGATTGCCGAAGTGGTGCAATTCTCGAGGGCTGAGGTGCGATTTACATTTGATGATCCAACAATCTCCTCGGCGTAATCTTGTCCTTTGAGAACATCGCCGATCCAGATCTGCGCCATCACAATGTATTGAATTGGCTTGTTGAAATCATCGCGAGCAATATCAACAAGATGCGTTGTGATCCTAAGATCCGGGTATAACTCGTGAGCCTTATTGATTCGCTCACCAACTGTTTCGTATGAATCGAGATCGAACTTTGCCATTTACTGCGCCTCCTTTAGTTGTTGTTTAATTTCTTGCGTTTGATCTATTGCATACAGTAAAGCGCATAGATCCGACAAATGATTTTCAGCGATTCCGGTCTTTGCCATTAGGCCAGAACTCCCTTCACAAATTTCTTTGCGCATTCGCTGCCGATCGGCCAGCATCCTTGTGATTCTGGATTTTCCCAATTGCCCATCGGGATCACTTCGCCAGCAATTGAAAGATGAACCATCTTTGAACTCTTGCCGATCTTGCGGCCACAGATTGTGCAATGTTCGCCGTCTGCCTGAGATAGATCAAGGTAATCGCCGAATGTAATTGCTGATGCATCTGCGGTGATTGAGAAGCGCTTGGTCATTAGTTTGCCTCCATCTTGAAAGATGGGAGGATCTCAACGAACTCTGTGCGCTTTGTGATTTCGCCAGTAATTAGATCTAGCGATGTGACTGTAATTTCCATTGCTTGCCTCTTTCATCTATGAGCCGGGGGGCTCGCTTATGTAGGTACTACATCAGATGTGGATTCAGAGTGCAACCTTGTATTCGATGTTTCTTCAACTTTTTTTCTGAGCGTACATTGCTTTGTGGTACGCTCAGATCCGCAAAACCTCAAGGCCTGACCCCTTGGGGTTTTTGCCTTTGCTGGATCTATCACCTATGTTACGCAATCTACCGAGATGGCAGGATCTCGGGCGCGATCGATATTCGCGGCGTCTCCCGTTAGATGGGAATTTCTGCCATGCATTAAATCAATTGCAAGGATACGCGATCCTAAAAATCGCGGGAGTTTCTTTCATGCGTATAACCCACCATCCGTACGCGATCTATCCAATGAAGGAAACACATGGGATGGTCTCAGAGATGAGCGAGCAAAACATACCGGCGGTTAAACGGATTGTTTAGAATCGGGAGGGGGTGGCAATTTCACACCCCCCGAGACTAACGCCCAACGATTGCCGGATTGATCAAAAGATTCAGGAACGACAAAAGAGCCACCCCCGAAAGAGTGGCTCAATTGATCGTGCAAGATTCTAGTCTTTGAAAGTAGGAATCCCATAACCAACGACAAAGACAGGTAATTTCTTGGGATTGTCTGCCTTCCATGCTCTGATCTTGATGCAAGCCTCACCGCCGTTGCGTTGAGATCCTGTCTTTCCATCAGCAGTTGTATTACCTTCGAGGACTTCCATCAATCCATCAGATCGCACTTTCTTGATTGCGCCGATGTGACTGATCCTATCGACACCATCGTTTGGAAAATCAAAGAACGGCAATTCTCCGATCTTTGGATGATGCCCAACCTCTTCCCACTTGCCGGCTTTCTTGAATGCAGCGGCTCCAGCAACAGTCGAGACGCAATTGGGAATCTTGAGATCAACTTGCGCGGCTCCCCACATGATGAAGGATCCGCACCATGGTTGGAAATTTACTTTTGTGAATGCGCCGAACTTTGTTTCGTTATCTTTCGGACCTTCAATGTATCCAACCTCGGCGGTTAGCGCGTCGATGAATGCTTGGCGTTGGCTCATTCTGTTTCCTCTTTCTTATCTGATGTCGATGCTTTGCGGAACGCTTGATTGACCTCTTCGCGGGTGATCTTGCCGTCTCCAACAAAGAGGCGAGCAAGTTCCACAGAGACATCCAAGACGGCGGCAAAGCCTGCCATCGCGGCAGAGATCGCCGGAGAGATCTGCACATTGCTTACCGCTCCGATAACTGCACCGCCGGAAATAAATGTTCCCGAGGCGATGATGAAAACCGCCAGCATTCGAGCGGCGATGTCTTTGATTAAGCCGAGGCTCATTCCTTACTCCTTTGTTAGTTCGTTGATGGTATAGACAATTGTTCCGATGATGATCAAGTAAAGGGCGATTGTGCGAGCGCTGCCTGTAAAGGTCATCCATCCGAAGATCAGGCTGATCAAGGCAATGATCCAATCTCCGACAATGTTGAGGAATTTCTTCAATTCATTCTCCTAACTGCCGCGCCTGTAAAGACGGCGGCAACAACTGCGGTTTGGGCTTTCTTTCGTTCTTCCGGCGACATATCTGCGCCGATATTGGCAAGAGCAGTAAATACTTTTCCCGGATCAGAGAAAAGATCTCCAAGCAAAGCCGCCGGATCTTCCAGCGATTGCAAGGCATCAACTACGCCGGCTTCAAGGATCACGCCATTCTCAAGAATGACCGGCGTGTCCGGTGGTAAAGTGGCAACATCAACATCGGAAATCGAAAGAGGCTCAGTAAATGTCGGCACAGGATCAGAGGATTGCGACACCGGAGAAGGCTCTGGGCTTGCTTGTGGATTGGGCGCAGCGAGCGGAACCGGACTTGGCTCAGGCGAAGGTGCAGCGATTGGCGGGGGAGTTGCTGCGGCGACTGGCGGCGCGGAGGGCTCGGGAGCGGGGATTGGATCAGGCTCAGGGGCAGGAGGCTCCGGAGCAGGGATTGGATCCGCAGGAGGCTCAGGAGCAGGAGCAGGAGGCTCTGGCGCTGCGGGTTCAGGCGCGGGAGTTTGTGGCTCCGGTATCGGTTCTGGTTGCGGCTCTGGAGCCGGTGCAGGTTGCGGATCTGGTTGCGGAGCAGGAGCAGGAGTAGGATCTGGTTCGATTGCTGGAGGCGGCTCAACAGGAGGTTGCGATGGAGTTTGTGGTTGGGGCGATGGCTCTACTGGCGGGATGGTTTGTGTGCTGGATTCAGATGTCGAAGTCTGAGTCTCGGAAATTACAGTCGGCGAATCGCTCGGTGGTGTATTGGTGCCAGATGGCTGCGGCTCTGGAGAAGGAGACGGCTCAATTGAAGGCGTCGGTTCTGGGCTTAATGTCGGAGAAGGCTCAGGTGCAGGAGATGCAGATGGCGATTCTGACGGACTTGGAGAAGGCTCTGGAGAGGAACTCGGAGTTGCGCTCGCAGTTGGCGTCTCTACTGGAGATGGAGATTCGGATGGACTCGACTCCGGAGCCGGTGATGGGCTTGGAGTTGGGGTCGGGGAAGTGGATGGCGAAGCCTGATCAGTCGGCGTTTCTGTCGGGGTCGGCGCTGGTGGATCAAGAACTGGACTTGGACTGATCCCTAGGTAATAACCAAGAGCAGGATCAGAAAGATCGTCACTAACATAAACAGAGTGTCCTTTTGCATACCCGCCCTCGCAAAATAATCGCGGCACATATCCGCGCCCCTCAAACGCTTGGCTAGAATTATTCCACCCAATCTGAAAAGTTCGTTGTTCGCCACTAGGCTTTGCGCAGATCACGGAAGCATTGGCGTAGGCCGCGCTCGCGCTAGATGCGAGGAATAGCGGAAAAGCCAAGGCTGCGGCGAATATCATCAAGGCCGCGCCGATTTGTTTGAAAGGCATGATCTCCCGAGTCTTGCCTTCCCGGTTAAATTAGAACGCTTGTCTTGCTTTCATTACTTCCAGATCGATCCTCATGGCATTGATCGACATGGTTTGCGCTTGCTGCTCTTGCACCAACCCAGTCTTGCCATCGTTATACAAAGCGTATTCAATTCGATCGAGCCTTTTAGTGATCTTGTTAAAGAATTGGCCGCCTACCCCAATGATCGTCACAATGTTCAAGATACCTACAATGATTGCAATGATCTGTCCGGTTTCGTTCATGCGCCACCTTC